CGACCCGCTGAAGCTGTACCCGCAGGGCGACCCGATGGACTGGCTGCGCGGCTTCGCGCGGTTCCCCGCCGAGCCAAAGCCGAAGGTCGAAGCGCCCAAGGTTGAGCCCCCGAAGGCTGGCGAACCCCCCGCGCCCAAGGACGCCTCGTCTGCGGCCACCGGCCCTGGCGCTCCCGCGTCGAGCTTCACCTCCCGTCTGCGCAGCTCGTTCAAGGTCGCAGAGATCACCGCCAAACTGGCCAAGATCGGGCTTGCCATGCCGTCGCTCTACATGTCGACGTCCATGTTCGAAACCTCGCGCCGGGTCATCAACCGCTTCGCCTACACCGGCCTGCTCCTCGACGACCACTTCAAGGGCGCTCGTCACGGCGACGACTTCGAAACCGAGGTCAAGATACTAAGCGAGCCTATGATGATGCAGATGGTTCGCAACGTCGATACGGCGTGGGCAGATTACAAGCAGGCGGTCAAGGCGGGCGAAGCGCCCAAGTTGTCGCGCGGGCAGTTCTATGACGCGATCGGCACGGCCATGACCGAGGGCGACGTCGGCCCGCACAAGATCATCACGGACGCCGCGAAGGCACAACGCCTGATCGACAAGCACTTCGCGGACCTGGCGACCGAATGGGCGGTAGGTGTGTTCAAGAACCCCGAAGCCGTGGCCAAAAGGATGGAAGGCAAGAGCCATCTTCAGCGCGTCTACCATCACGAGCGCATCAAGGCCAACCCGGTAGGGTGGAAGGAACTGGTCAAGGACTATTTCCGTCGTCAGTCGGACAAGCCGATCGCGGAAGATTTCCTCGACGAAATGGCCGACAGCGTCACCAGCAAAATCCTGGGCCAGCCTGACGGTCGCCTGCCCGGAAAGATAACCGTGCCCGAGGGCCGCGGGTCCGCCAAGGAGCGCACCTTCGATATCCCCGACAACTGGCGCACGGCGGACGGACGCTACGGCATGAGCGACTTTGTCGATCGCAACGTAGTCAACGTCATGGCGCGCTACATCCGTACCATGGCCGCCGACGTCGCCTACCAGAAGATCATGGGTGGGGACGAAGGCATCGCTGTCATCCTGGAGCAGTTGAAGCGTGAGCGGGACGACATGCTGACCGCGCTCGCGGAAAAATCCGACGCCAAGATGAGCGAAGGCCAGGCCCCCAAGCCCCGCGAGATCGCCGCGCTGGAAAAGAAGAACCTCCAGATCGAGGCCATGTACGAGCGCGATCGCAGCACGATCGAGGCGCTGGTGCACCGCATCCGCGGCACCGAGCCAGGCGGTACGATGGACCCGCGCTACGCAGGCGCTCGCACCGTGGCCAAGGTCATCAAGAACTCCAATATCCCTCTGTTCATGGGCTCATCCCTGCTTGCTCAGCTCCCCGACATGGGGCGCATGGTCATGTCCGAAGGCATCCTGCGCGTGTTTGGCGGCATTGCCGGGCACTTCACAGACGGCTTCCAATCTCTGAAAATGGCCAAAGCGGAAGGGCAGCGCGCGGGCACGATCAACGACATGCTCATGGGCGGGCGCGCGGGCCAACTTGCGGACATTGGGGATCAGTACACCAACCAGTCGAAACTGGAAATGCTCTCCGGCCTGATCGCTCACAAGTCGTTGGTGTGGTTCGGCGTGTCGCCGTGGAATACCTTTATCAAGAGCCATGCCTCCTACAACGGGGCCGACACCCTTCTGCGCCGTGTCGCGGCCATGGCGGATGGTAAGCCGCTCACCGAGGTACAGGCCGCACAAATGCGGGCATGGGGCATTGGAGACTACGAGGTCGAGCTGATCGCCAAGGAGCGTGAGTTGTGGGGCGAGAACACCCGCGGCGCGTACTTCTCCAACGCCGACCAGTGGAAGAACATAGAGGCGCGCAACGCCTATGAGCGGGCCTTGCTGCGCTATATCGACGGCAACGTCCTGACACCCGGTGCGACAGACCGCCCCCTGTGGACGCAGGGTCCAGTGGGCTCCCTGATTACCCAGTTCCAGGGCTTCGGCTTCGCCTCCCACACTCGTATCCTGGTGGCGGGGCTACAGCAGCGCGACGCCAACGCCCTGTCCTCCATGCTGGCCATGGTCGGGCTGGGGATGATGGGTGTGGCCCTGCGCGATATCGTATCGGACGGCAAAGTCAAGGAACGCGATACCCGCATGTGGGTGCGGGAAGGCATCGATCGCTCCGGGGTTCTCTCACACATGATGAACCTGGACAGCATCCTGGGCAAGGCTACAGGTGTCAACCTGCAACGAACTCTTACCGGCCAGGAAGCCGAGCGCTTCCAAGGACGTAGCCTCGTGGGGCAGCTTGGTGGCCCCACCGCAGCCACGATCGACAACACCGCTCGCGCCCTGCGGGGCCTGGCGGACGGTACTGTGACCGGGGCCGACGTCCACGCCATCCGCAAGACGATCCCGTATCAGAATTTCCTCGCTACGAAATGGCTGTTCGACAGTGTGGAAAACGGCATCGTCGACCAGTATGGCCTGTCACCTCGACAGAACCCCCGCTAATAGGATATACTCCGACCATGAAGGTACGTTATACTGTTCCCTCCGACGCCTCTCGGGTGGGGTATTCTACCAACGGGTCGACAACGGTGTTCTCGATCCCGTTCGTGTTCTTCGACAACACGGACCTCCAGGTCATCCTGGTGAACAACACCACGGCGGTCGAGACGACCCTCACCCTGACGACGAACTACACCGTCACGGGGGGTAATGGCTCCACCGGATCGCTCACCACCGTCTCGACCTACGCTTCCGGCTCGACCCTGGTGATCCAGCGCGAGGTGCCGTACACCCAGGAGATCGACTACCAGGCCAACGATGGCTTCCCCGCCGACGTCAACGAGGAGGGTCTGGACCGCGCCACGATGCAGGTCCAGCAGGTCCGCCGCCGCGCCCGCCAGACACCCCAGCTTCCGGCTACCTACGACCCAGAGAGCGGGGACATCACTTTCCCTATGCCTGTGGCCGGGCAGGTTCTAGTGGGCAACGGAGGGGAGACTGGATGGAATAGCGTCCCCCTGGCGGACATAGACCCAGATATCGTGTTGGGATCGACCCTCGTTGTCGGCGTGTCCAGTGTTGCGGCCATTGCTAGCGTGACACCGCCCGACCCGTCCCAGCTTGTCCTCGCAGGGTACACCGGCCAAACCGACAACGGTGGCGGAATACTCGTCCTTGAGAGCGGGTCGTCCGAAACGGTGGACAACGGCCTCATTTTCCCGACGCCCAGCTTGGTTGGCAGATACCGCCGCTTGACCGGGGGTGTTTTGTCCACCGACGATTTTGGCATTGTAAAGGGCGGAAGCACCAGCCAGGCGGCGCGCGTGCAAGACTGGATAAACGCCTGCTGGTACGAAAAATGCGCGGCCATGGTTAGCGCCGGGTCCAGCACAACCGGCATTCATTGCGGGGGGGAGACGATCTACATAAACTCGACCGGCGCGCTGGGCGACACCTCTGTCCTCGACCCGTTCGCGGCGGGCGGCGGCACGGCTCCCAACGGCTTCACGATGTACGGCGAACACCAGCGGTACTCTGTGCTGGGCTCAGTCGCGGGGCCATGCCTCCTGTCCATTGGCGCGGTAGGCTCCATCACCGGATCCGGTAACGCCGCTGGCAAGGTCAACTTCTCGCGCTGGCATCACAACGGCAACATCCATTGCTGGAACCTGCAAACCGGCCCGGTCTTCCAGGACATTCGTATCGTGCCGGTGTCCACGCTTATCCCCGCTTACGGGGTGGACAGCATCGCCTATCCGCAGTGGGATACCGTCGATTGGAACTTCGGCTTCCTCGCCAGCCAGTGCAACCACATGGAACTGCGCGGCGTCCGAATGGAACCGGACGCGCTGGCCCTTGCCCAAGGTGGCTTCTTTACCGGCGCTGGTAACTACCAATTGCACGGCGGCGGCGTTCAGGGAATGCTGCGTGGTTACGTGACGAAAGCCTACGGCTATAGGTCTAGGGCGCGCATCAACAGCACGGCTTACGCTCTCGGTTATCAAATCACGGTGGCCAGCAATCCGGGCTTCATGTTCTATTGCACCACCGCAGGGACTTCGGCAGGTTCCGAACCCGCAGGTTACGCCACCGCAATCAATGCGGGCACGGTCACTGACGGTACGGCCGTCTTCACCGCAGAGACGTTGGCTACAAAGCACCGACTTCTCCCCGGTGCCGTGGGCGTGGCGAAATTCAGTGCGCAGGGATTACACTTTGAAAGCATCGCCAACGAATGCTTTGCGCTGAACGACGCCGACCAAGTCAATGTTAGCGACAACCATATCCGGGGCCAGCTTACTGCCCACTCGGCGGCGTCCCTGATCCGTATTGGTGAAACTGCGGTTGCCTCGTCGACATGTCAATCGGCGGTCATCGAGCGTAACTGGATTTACAGCAACGGTGCGTCGGTTTCACCTTCTGTCGATATCGGCGTGGACATTCAGCGCAGCCTGTACGCGCATGTCGAGAACAACCGCTTTCAGTATCTGGCCACGGGTATCTCGACGGCGGGCAGCTCGGTGAGCGGGTTCCGCCAAAACAATAACCAGTTTGTGAACGTCACTACTTCGTTGACCGTTGGAGCAAGCACTGGCCGTTGGCGGGAGGAGGCGGCGAATCTGACCCCCCTCGCTCTATCGCCCTCTACGCTTGCCTGGAACCTTAACTACTCTGCCACGGCTACGCTGCTCCTGGCCGCGGCAGGAAAAACCATGCCCCTTCCGACTAATCCAGTGGTCGGTGAAACCTACCGTCTGGTTGTGTCGAAGACCAACGTGGGCGACAGCATCACGACGTATACTGCGGGCCTTCGGTTCGTGACCGCCGCCAACAACTTGGCCGCGATGGCGACCACGGAGAAATGTCTGTTCACGCTACTCTGCACAGGCGCTTCGGAATTTCTTGTCACCCAGCAGATATTCGTCTGATGCAGGGCCACGAATTAGACCGAGCGCTGGGGAGGGTAGAGGGAAAAGTCGACGGGCTGGAGCATAGCATACACGAGATAAAAAGTATGCTCCAGGAAAGCCACAAAGATATCACCAAGCGTGTTGGCTCCCTGGAGCATAGCCGTTCCAAGCTACTCGGTACGGTAGGCGCGGTCAGCGCGGTCTTCGGAGTTATCGGTAGCTGGCTGGCCGCCAACCTTCTGCCCCGCATCCCCCACTAGCTTGTCTTCCTCCCGCTTGATAAGGCGGTTGAGCATGTCCCTCGCCTTGTGCAGGTCTTCCACGCCGTTCTTGAACGGGAAGCGCACAAGGTACTTCAGCACACTGGCCTGAAGGAAGTCCAGGCCATTGGCCTCGATGAAGTCGATCGGCTGGATTGCGAACCTGGCGTAGTGCGCCGGGGACGAGATCACGTTGTAGCTCCCCGCCCGCGAAGGCTGCTGCCACACAGGCGGCTGCCACACAGGCTTCACCGCACCCGCTTGTTGGTCCCGGTCGGGTTCGCACCCCCTGCCGTCTAAGTGTTTCACCCCACACCACGGATGGTGCCCTATTACCTTTCCGCAGTCATTACACCGTGACGGTTTCAATGTATCACCCACGCCATTGCCCTCCGTAAATAGTCATCATTGCTCTCTTGCCGTTCGGGTAGGCTACTCCGAACGTGTGGCTCCAGGCTCCCGGCCCCGAGTTGTATCCAAGATCGAGGAGACTAGAAGTACCAACCATCCAAACGCCATCAACGATGCCAGCGCGGTGGCCATGCCCGATAAATGACTTGCGGCCCATTCGGGCGAAACCAAGCATAGAACCACGCCCGCCATTGACGCCAAGATGGCCGTGCATACCAAGCTCAATCCCACCATTAGCGTCCTTACAAATGACATAGCTGTCGTCCTCCCGCAGGAAGTTCACGCCCTTGATGCCGCGCTTCATCATAGCATGTTCGAACACGGAGAACCTACGGTCTTTTTCCGCTTCCGATCGGTAGACCGCGGACTGGAGATCGAGGAACGTCAGTGCGTTGCGCGGGTCGCTACGGTAGTCCGCACTGTCCAGCCAGCGGAGCAGCGCCCCGTCATGGTTGCTGGCCACCACGATCGTCTCGCACCATGAGCGGCTGCGCTTGGCCAAGGCTACAGCCACCTCGTCCAGCTCGGCCCCGACGCAGTCATCCTCCGGGTCCCCGACGTAGCGCCGGAAGCGCATCCTGCCGTTGCCGATCTCGTGGTGGTTGCGCGAGTGGAAGTCGAGCAGGTCATGGAACACCTGCCGCTTGGGGCGCAGGGTGTCCAGAATACCGCCCTTGGCCCACGCCAGTTTGGCCACGACCGGGTCGGCCTTGCGGACGTGGGCGTCGCCCCACACCACCGCCTCGACACGGTGGCCAGACGTCACCTTGCCGTCCTTCACCCGCAGGTCCAGGTCGTACATGGTGCCGTTCTCGGTCGCCGTGATCTGGCGGCAGAACCACCCGTGGCCGGACACCTCGACGAGGAGCGCGCCGTAGGCGTGGTGGAACTGCGCCACCTGGCCTGCCTTCTTCTGAATATAGTTCTTCTTGCTGACGCAGCCCGTCGTGTAGATCATCTTCGTGGCTTCGTGCTTACCCGAGGCCACACTCTCCAGCGCCACCTTGGGGTGCGGGATGATGCACGAGTTGCGCCCTGTGTAGCTTTCGAAGCCGCTGATCGGGCGGCGTGCGGTGGGCAGGATTTGCAGCTCGCCGCACCATTCCAGGCCCTTGGCCACGACCATGCGCTCGTCGCGCACGTAGGGCATGGCGTCCCGCGCCCACGACCGATCGGCACGAGCCGACTTCATGGTGGGCTTACCGCTCTCGTTGTGTGCCGCCATGTCGTAGACGTAGCGCGACAGGACGACCTCGGCATTGTAGTGCTTGGCCAGGGCCAGCAGGTTGTTCCATGTCGGGCGATGCAGAGGAGTGTCGTTCTGCATGCACGAAAAGAGATATCTCTTAATGGCCAAAGAAGCCACCCCATATTCCCTTGATGGTAGAGAGCGCGATCAGCCACATGAACCAGACGAACACCCCTGTCAGGATTATCGACGCGGCGATGACCGGCCAGAACAGGAGGGCCAGCCCTATGACGATCCAGCTATCCACGGAAACCTCCGACGTTCTTGTAGACGACCTTGTAGCCTGACGCCACCCTGCGCTCGACCATGCGCTCGTTGGATATGCGGAAGTTCGTTCGCTCGGCGGCCCTGCGGCGGCGCTCCATGTCGCGGAACACACCCTCTGCTTCGCCCGGATACAGTTCCTTGCTCACCCCATCCAACTTAGCCATTAGAACTCCACCCTCTGTCGGAGAAAAGCCCGTGCGTCCATGATGACGACCCAGTCGTTCTTGCTCTTGCGGTGGAACACGATCGGGATATTGCCGCCGCAGTCCGCCCGCGCCTGGGCCATGGCCGCCTCAAGGTTCAGCTTCTCCGTGCGCTTCACCTCGATATGAAACCCCGGCAGGCCGGTGACGTCGGCGCTGTCCTTGCCGCCCTGATACTGCACCCCTCTCTTGCCGTCGAAGCCGTACTCGCGGAGGAGCGCAGCCACTTCGCGCTCACCCACCTTGCCCTTGTCTCGGGATAACTTACCCACTTACTTGAGCCTGCCGTTCTTGGCGATCTGCTCCAGCCGGTCACACACGCTTTGCCAGAACACCGGACCCTCAACGGTGTCTTCCCATATAAAAGAACCGCCGATAAGATGCGCGGCTCTCAGCGCTTTGGCTCGGTCTTCTTTGTCTTCCTCATACACCCCCTCGACCTTCGGGCTCTGCGGGGCGCAGATAATCTTGATCTCGTCCATTTCAACGCTCCTATTTCCTGTACCTCTTGCCGCACCAGCCTTCAGCCTTGACGGGCCAGTGGGCGCACCAGGCTGGAAGATCGCCTACCATAAATTCTACCAGCCTCTCGACCGGGAGATCAACACCTAATCCCTCGTCAACCTCCGTCACGATCTCGTCGTAGACGGTCATCAGCACGGGCATTTCAGGATCACACCTACGCTGGCCATGCACCAGGATATCGCGGCACGTCGCCTGCGTCACGCCCTGCGCCAGTTTCCCGCCCCACGTCTCGATCCTCTGCCAGTGGCCGGACTTCTGGCTCATGTATGTCAGCACCACTTCCTCTTTGTCCGTGTGGGGATTGACCTTCTCCTTGAGCTGCGGGTCGTAGTAGGCGATGTTGCGCGAGGACGGCAGGGTGCAGACGAGCCACCGCCCCCGCACCTGGTACTTCACCCCGAACGCCTCTACCTGCCTGCCGGGCTTCAGCACCGCCTCGTGCGCCGCGTCCTGGAGGCCGTACCACAGGCCCACACCGGCCTCACCGTCCTTGACCTCCTGGTCCCACGGCGGGCGGGCGATGTTGGGATGCTTGCGCCGCCATGCGTTCTTGAAGCCGTTTACTTCATCATCGTCAAAGCGATCACTGTCATCAAAGTTGCGCCAAGCCCCCACACCACCACCAAATCCGAAAGCCAGTTCTCCAACCTTGCCAACCTCCTGTCGAGCCACGGGATCAGTAGCTTTAGTGATTGCACGGCCAAGAGCAGCACTAGCAAACACACTGTAAGGGTCATCGCCACGCCTAAATAGGTCAAGCTTGCTCTCCTCTCCTGCGATGGCCGCGATGCCTACGCTCTCGATCGATGACAGGTCGACGGAGCAGAGGTTCTTACCCTCCCCCGCCATGAACATGGGGCGCAGGGCGTCGGCCACACATTGCATAGGGTCGCCGTACATAATGCGCAGCCAGTCGGGATCGCGCGTTGCGATGGCCTCGATCAGGCTCTCGGGGTCCGCGTCTAGCTTAGGTCGCGGTAGGTTGAGCGGCTGGACGAGACGCCCCGCATTACGGCCCGTGAAAGCGCCGTGATACTGCGAGAGGCCACGAACACGGCCATCCGCGCATACAGCAGCAAGTAGTCCAGCCAGCTTCTTCGTACTGGCCTTCGCGAGCGACGCTCTGATCTCAAGGACCCGTCGCTCGACGGAGCCTGGTTCCGCGCGAGGGATCGCCGCTGCGACGGTGTCTGCCGTGAGGTCATCCAATCCTCCATCCACTTTCCATTGAACGAAGTCCAGTATCTCGGCCACCTGGTTGGCCGTCTGTATCCTGCCGCCCGTGATCTCGACAAGCTC